ATAATATGTATTAAAGGAGATAGTATGTCAGATAAAACTTTTAACGGTGACCAAAAAATCAAACTCATGCAAATCATCAATGAAGGCATGCAAGTAACTGAGGAAATTGAAACATTACAAGGCGGCCTTAACGATACAATCAAAGCTATTGCTGAAGAACTTGAAATCAAACCAAGTATACTTAAAAAAGCCATTAAGCTGGCGCACAAAGCAGAATTTGGCAGAGAAAAACAGGATCATGAGTTGTTGGAAACAATCTTAGAAACAGTAGGAAAAACTCTGTAATTATTGTATAATGTAAGTAACATGGAGAATTATTATAAGTTACATTGATGCCTTGTATGATAGAGAACACGATCGTATACACGTGGTAGAACGACGCAATGGACAGAGAGAATATCGTGACTATCCAGCCAACTACATATTCTACTATGACGATCCTCGCGGCAAGTTTACCAGCATCTATGGTACACCAGTCAGTAGGTTCAGCACACGCAACAACAAAGAATTTCGTAAAGAACTCAAGGTTCACTCCAGTAAAAATCTATATGAGAGCGACATTAACCCGGTATTTAGATGCCTGAGTGAAAATTATCTAGGTCAAGATGCGCCCGAACTGAATGTTGTTTTTTTTGATATTGAAGTGGCATTTGATCCTGATCGCGGATTCAGTCCAGTGTCAGACCCATTTAATCCCATCACTGCTATAAGTCTATATCTTACCTGGCTAGATCAACTGGTCACCTTGGCCATACCACCAAGACACATGAGTTGGCAAACTGCCAAAGAAATTGCTGATACGTTTGAAAATTGTATGTTGTTTGAGCGTGAAGAAGAAATGCTAAAAACATTCTTGGATCTCATTGAGGATGCAGATGCACTGTCGGGCTGGAATTCCGAAGGTTACGATATTCCTTACACAGTGAATCGTGTGACACGTGTGTTGAACAAAGATGACACAAGACGATTTTGTTTATGGAATCAATACCCAAAAAAACGTGTGTTTGAACGCTTTGGAGCAGAAAACGAAACCTATGACTTGATTGGTCGTGTGCACATGGATTACATGCAACTGTACCGCAAGTATACCTATGAAGAACGGCACAGTTACAGTTTGGATGCCATTGGCGAATACGAGTTGGATGAGCGCAAAACACAGTTTGAAGGCACCCTAGACCAATTGTACAACCAAAACTTCAAGACATTCTTGGAATACAACAGACAAGACACACTACTATTGCACAAACTGGATCAAAAGCTGAGATTTTTAGATCTTGCCAATGAACTGGCACATGCCAATACTGTGTTGCTACAAACTACCATGGGAGCCGTGGCAGTAACAGAGCAGGCGATCATAAACGAAGCACATGAACGAGGTATGGTTGTACCAAACCGTCAACAACGCCTGTCTGATGACGATACTCAGGCAGCAGGTGCCTATGTGGCTTATCCTAAAAAAGGCATTCACGAATGGGTTGGATCAGTTGATATCAACTCACTTTATCCATCTGCTATTCGGGCATTGAACATGGGTCCAGAAACCATCATTGGACAGTTGCGACCAGTAATGACTGATAGATATATCAAAGAAAAAATTGACAACAAAAGTAGTTTTGCCATGGCCTGGGAAGGCCTGTTTGGCAGCCTGGAATATACCGCAGTCATGGAACAACAACGTGGTACTGAAATAACTATTGACTGGCAAGATGGCAACGAAACTGTACACAGTGCGGCAGAAATTTGGTCAATGATATTTGATTCCAACCAACCCTGGATGCTGACTGCCAATGGTACCATTGTGACCTATGAGCGCAAAGGCATCATACCCGGCTTGCTTGAACGCTGGTACAGCGAACGCAAGGAAATGCAGGCCAAGAAAAAAGAAGCTACTAACAAAAAAGAAGAAGCCTTTTGGGACAAGCGACAACTGGTCAAAAAGATCAACTTGAATAGTCTATATGGTGCTATTTTAAATCCTGGGTGTAGATTTTTTGATCATAGAATTGGCCAATCTACCACACTGACCGGTCGAGCCATTGCACGACACATGGATGCATACATCAATGAGTGTATCACTGGCCAGTACGATCATACAGGTGATGCTATCATATACGGCGACACAGATTCGTGTTATTTTTCTGCCTGGCCCGTGCTCAAATCTGAAGTTGAAGCAGGACACATGGAATGGTCCAAAGAGGTATGTATTGCGTTGTATGATTCTATTGCTGAACAAGTCAATGAAAGTTTTCCGGCCTACATGGAACAAGCGTTTCATTGTCCCAGAGGTGCAGGAGAATTGATACGAGCTGGCCGAGAGCTTGTGGCAGATCGCAGTTTGTTTATTACAAAAAAACGCTATGCAGTCAACATCATTGACCTTGAAGGCAAAAGACTAGATGTTGGTGGCAAAATTGGCAAAACCAAGGCCATGGGTCTGGACCTAAAGCGGTCAGACACACCCAAGGTAATTCAAGACTTTTTGTTGGAAATTCTTAACAGCGTACTGAGCGGGGCCCAACGAGATGACATTGTGGAACGTATCCGGGCATTCAAGTATGACTTTGCCGAACGTCCTGGGTGGGAAAAAGGTTCTCCAAAGCGTGTAAACAACTTGACCAAATATCAAAAAGAAGAAGAACGACTGGGCAGAGCCAACATGCCTGGGCATGTACGTGCAGCCATAAATTGGAATGCTATGCGTAAAATGAACAACGATAATTATTCAATGCAGGTAGTAGACGGCATGAAAACCATTGTGTGTAAACTAAAATCTAATGCACTAGGCTGGACCAGTATTGGCTATCCTACAGATGAAATGCACCTACCACAATGGTTCAAAGACTTACCATTTAATGACTCTGAAATGGAAGCCACTGTGGTAGATCAAAAAATTGACAATTTACTAGGAGTATTGAATTGGAACTTGGCATCTGCTACCAACACAGAAAATACTTTTAAAACCCTGTTTGATTGGTCATAATGAAACTTAGTGAACTTGTTGCATATCAAAATCAAATTGACAATTTGTCATCAATACCCTTGATCAAATTGACTGCAGATGGTAATCTGGTAAAGATAGTGCATCTTGTTGAAGATCAACCTTTTGTGCCAGCCGAGTATGTTGCTGGTATTGTGCAAGCCAGAAATCAACTACATACTGCATTTGACAATGTTGCGGTTGCACTGGAAAAATTCAAAGAGCAGCTCAAGCACAACATAGCTCAGCAAGAAACACATTATTATGAACAAAGTTACAAACTATATTTGAACAAATTGTTGTCACACTGCCAAAATGGCTATTACAGTTCTATTCAGACCTTCAGAGATGATTTTGGCAATCTAAGACCCATACTAGAAGACAACAAGATCAAATATTGTTCCGAGGTAAATGCCAGCATAGCCAAACAAATACTAGAAATCACAGAGGACACTAAAAAAATCCTACTGTCTCGTTTGTCTACCTACGCTAGTTGGCTGTACCCAGCTGCGCTGATAAGACCCAATGTTCCTGATTTTTTAAATGTCATGGTAGCCAATGATCCCTTATATCTATTGGACGAACATCCAGATTTGTTGGCCCCAGTTGTGTCTGGATTCAATGCACAATATCAAAACAGATTGAGAACCTACGTGATCAACGAAATTCCAGACTGCGCAGTTTTAGATAGCTTACCCAATGGACAGTTTGGATTTTTTTTAGTTTATAACTATTTTCATCACAGACCGTTTGAAATGATTAAAACTTATCTTGAAGAAATTTTCCAGAAACTAAGACCGGGTGGTGTTATTGGTATGACCTTTAATAACTGTAGTAGGTATAGTGCAGTAGTTCTGGTAGAGCATGATTCGGCCTGCTATACTCCCCAAGACGTGATGTTGGGCATGATGAAAAACATTGGGTACAAAAATATTTTTCAATGTGACGACGGACCAGTCACTTGGATAGAACTACAAAAACCTGGAAATTTGACCAGTATTCGCGGCGGACAAACATTGGCAAAAATTACATTGAAATAACTTGCAAAATCTAAATACAAACTGTATAATAAACAATAGGAGAAACACACAAATGAAAGATAATCTATTAGACTTGGTAGAACACACCCACGATCTTGGCTGTATTGAACTGATCAAAATCACTGGAGATGCCAACACAACTGAAGTTGTAGGAGTTGGTACTGACCAATCGGTGGTACTTGATGCAAAGTTTGCAGTACCGGAAACAGAATTCATTGGCACTTTTGGCATGCCTAATTTGGGTAAATTGAAAATTTTGTTAAACTTGGAGGCCTACAAAGAAAACAGCACACTTACAGTCACACACAAGTCCACTGGCGAACCTGACGGTATTGATTTTGCCAACAGCTCGGGCGACTTTAAAAACAACTACAGATTCATGACATCTGGTGTGGTGGATGCACAGGTCAAAACACCAAAATTCCGTGGAGCTACCTGGCATGTGACATTTGTGCCCACCGTGGTTGCTATCCAACGATTCAGAATGCAGGCGCAAGCACACAGTGAAGAAACCAGTTTCCAAGTCAAAACTGACAACGGTAACTTGGTATTTTCGTTCGGTGATCACTCAACACACTCTGGTAATTTTGTTTTTCATACAGCAATAACTGGTCAACTTAAACGGCCGTGGAGTTATTCAATCAAAACTGTGATGAATATTTTGAGTCTAACTGGAGATAAAACATTCAGCATCAGTGATGACGGGTGTGCGCAAATTACCGTGGATTCAGGACTGGCCACATACAACTATATTTTACTGGCTTTGACCAAATAAACCATGAAACTATTTGATGCCGTACTTGGTCATTATAACTATTCATCAGTTAAATCTTGTTATAGTCAAAGTGCCGACGGCAATGGTTTGGTCTATGTAAACATACCAAAAAACGTATCAACTGTTTTTAGACAACTTCTAATTAACTTGGGATTCGGTGAATTTGCATATGACACAAAATTTGCTTATACCAGACCATTTGTGGTGATTTTAAGAGATCCTATTGACAGATGGGTCTCTGGAGTTACACAATACTTGTTGAATCAAAATATCACACCCGACAATATACCATTCACATTGCTGTTTAAAAACATAGTGCTAGATCATCACACCGAACCACAATCACACTATATCAATGATTTGGTATCGTCTGATATAAATTATATCCTGTTTGATAAATGCAACAGAAAACAATTGTGGAATACTTTTTCAAAGTGCTTTAGTTCTTATGGTTTTCAAAACGATTGGACAGATTTTAAGTACAGTGATTATACCATGAGTAATGAAAAAAAACAATATCATGAACTTTTATTACTAGAACTACAGTCAAATATCACTGCTAGAGAAAAAATACAAGAATTTTACAAGCAAGATTATGATTTAATTAACTCAGTAACTTTTTATAAATGATGTTTCAAGACAATCTCACTGCCAAACAAAACGACTACGCGGTATTTTTGCCGGCCATCAGTGGTTTTTATGCTACCTTTATAGGTAAACAACGAGCAGGACCCTATGTAGATCCTGCTCGTATGCCAGCTGGTATACAGGACATGGAAATGATGAATTGGCTCAACAGTCAACAGTCCTTGTTTCCATACCGTTGGAGTTTGTACTCCGGTGGTCATGCCAATCTAGATCTCAACAAGCCTGATGCCAGTGAAGACATGGTTCGTGCTAGAGAACCCGGCACACTCATGCTGGGAGACTCAGGAGGATTCCAGATTGCCAAAGGGTTGTGGCCAGGCGAGTGGAGAGATCCTAACAGTGCAGAAGTCAAACAAAAAATTGCTGATTTAACTGCACAAGGTATCAGCACAACTGTAAATGCCAAAGGCAAAACTGTAACTGTAAATCCTTTGGCAGATTATTTGAAACTGATAGATGCTGCACAGAAAAAGCGTGAAACTGTTCTAAAATGGTTGGATGGTATTTGTGATTATGGTATGACATTAGATATTCCAACCTGGGTTATACATGATAAAAAAGCAGGTGCTGCATGTGGCATCAGTACTCTACAAGAAGCAGTAGATGCCACCAAGTACAACAATGAGTACTGGATGAATAATCGCCGAGGTGTTCAAAACGGTGGCATGAAGATTCTTAACGTGTTGCAAGGTGCCAATCACGATGATGCTGATCGATGGTATGACATGATGAAGCAGTATTGTGATCCTACTATCTATCCAGACACACACTTTAACGGCTGGTCGATGGGTGGACAAAACATGTGTGATGTGCATCTTGTGCTTCGCCGACTGGTTGCATTGCGTCATGACAATTTGCTACAAACAGGCATACACGATTGGATGCACTTCTTGGGCACATCAAAGTTGGAATGGGCTGTGTTACTCACCGTGATTCAAAGAGCAGTTAGAAAGTATGTTAATCCAAACTTTACTATCAGCTTTGATTGTGCCAGCCCGTTCCTGGCCACTGCCAATGGACAAGTATACCATCACATAGACTTGCCACACAATGGTAAATGGAGTTACAGAATGAGTCCTATTGCTGATAATAAAAAATACAGCACAGATACTAGAAGCTACAGAGATGCTGTGTTACAAGATGGCCTAGTTGATCACTTCGATGAATCGCCTATTAGTGCCAGAATGCAGATCAAAGATGTTTGTATCTACAAACCAGGAGATCTAAACAAAATTGGCAAAGAAGGCAAAACTTCATGGGACAGTTTCAGCTATGCCTTGCTGATGGGTCATAATGTTTGGACACATATAGAATCAGTTCAACGTGCCAACAGAGAGTTTGACGCAGGAAACTATCCCAACATGTTGTGGTATGAAAATGGCGATCACTCAAAATTCCAAGACATTGTGGATGCCATATTTGCCACTCCCGATCGTGCAGAATCAGAGTCTATCATTGAATACTACAGTAGATACTGGATGGACATCATTGGCACCCGTGGATTTAAAGGCAAAAAAGCACTCAGCGGGCGCCCCATGTTTGATCAATTCTTTGAAATTGAAGAAACCAGTGTTGACTCAGAATCGAATGATAGTGTACAATTAGACGAGTCAGCATTAGATCAACTGGAACAGGAACAAGAATGAATAGAGAAGGCCACGAAAATACACGATTCTTCTACGGCAACGAAGTAGAACATACTCCTGCTTACGGCCGATACACACTGTTTGTAGTTGGTGTTCAGGATATCGAACACATTAGATTGCGGTTAACCGTCGGCAGTGCACCAGTTGAACATATCTATTTTGGTGCAAACCAGAGCTTTCCAAAGTGCGATGTCAATGATGTTGATGCATGGCGTCCTTGGGAAACCATGATCAAGTTTTTTCTAGAGCATGATTACTTGTGCACATTAGACATTGATGTGACTTGTGCCGAAGGATTGTTGGAATCTGGCCTAACAGAATATCATAACTTTATTCCCATGATCAGTGTTAAACTTCCTTATATCAATCAGTTTGGTTACAATGCTACTCTTAAAATAGACGACCGAGACTTCAAAGCAACCAACCCCGGTGTATGGTGTCATAGCCTACATGAACTACAAGATCGTAGACGATTTACCAATTGGGCACAATATAGCAAAGATGAAACTGTATGAAAATTGGATTGAGTTATAGCCGTTGTGTGCGTGACATTGTTGACAGAGTTGTGGACATTGCAGATGTGCTGGTTATCATTGCTAGAACAGATTTTGATCCGCATGATGATGCACAATGGTCAAGCATCTGGACAGGGTATCACAATAGTTTTGGAATGAGTAACCCAGAATGGCGTAACTATCCGCCCGAAGACGAAGACCGTTTTCGTAGTGTCAGTATAGAACTTTGGGAATGGGGCAAACTACACCAACCACGAAAGTTTGGCATCAACCCCAGACGCTTGCCCTACTATTGGCTGGAAACTGGATTGCCCAGTGATGAATTAGACAGATTTCCTGCAGTTAAAATGGCCTGGGACCAATTTCAAACAGTGGCCGGACTTGCCGGTGTTAAATTAAACAAGGATGCATGATGAGATGGATTAAAAGAAAACTAAGAAACTGGGTCAACGACGATCAAAACATACTTGCTGTCAGTGAAACTGCTTCTCACAGTTTGGACAGTCGCGGGTTTAGACTGCAGGTCTGGAAAGCATCTGGTGGCATTGTGATTGAAACCAGTGGCTACGACGAACGCAAGGACCGTCACTTGCATGGCTTGCATGTGATCACCGAGGACAAAGACCTCGGCAATGAAATTGGTAAAATTATAACTTATGAGAGCTTGAAACTATGAACTCAGAACAAAGAGCGACTATTGATAGAATCAGTGCTCAGGCCGAAAGAAAAATTTGGGTCACATTCCAAAAAGAAGGTGTGCAT